TATCTGATCTACTCTCTCAGATATAGTACCTTCAAAAGCAGAAACACCTGCTATACGTAAGAATTCTTTCTTAAATTGTGTGTATTGAGTTGCAGTCCATTTCAATGCATCTACTACATTATTTCTCTTATCGGTGATAAGATATGCAGCTAGTGGAAATGATCCGGCGTGTTGTAAAAAACGATGTCCATATTTTGCTAGATTACCGATCGTAGATAGATTACTTGTTCCTGGAAAATTTCCCGAAAATCTTGGATTATTTTCCACAATAGTCTTGACGTGATCAACAGCTTCGCCTAGGGTAAAATACCCTAGAGTTTCATTAAATGGATTATTTTGCCAATTGTAGGGTACTTCATAATATCCTCTAGCATTTTTTTCAGCTGTTGTTTGTATCTTGTATACGACTTGATCTCCAACTGATAATCCGTTAGCAAATTTAATATAAGCTACTCCATTAATGTTGGTCCTGGAGATATCGTTTCTCTTGATATTATTAACATAAACTTGTGCATTTATATCTGAAAGATTTGCACTATTATTAAAGATATCAATAGCTATTAGATCAGTTGCTTGTGTAACTTCTAATATCCTAACTGCCTTTTGGTATAGGTTTCGATATGTAGCAGTCCATCCATTTAAAAAGCTAAAAGAACCGTTTAGATCGTACTTCCTCAAAAATCCCTGATAAGAATATACAGTAGCTAGAGCAGACCCATCTACATAGTTCCAATCGGTATTTTCTAGATCAAACTCAAACTCAATATCTCCTACGTTGTCTATAGAACGATAATATAGAGGAAAACCTAGTTCAGTGTCTGCTGCACCAAGTCCTATCCTATATCCAAAAATCCTATTTCCAGAAAATGATGTGTTTGTATACACTGTTTTGTCAGAAAAACTAATAGAATTCTTGTCAAAGAGATCAAAGAGAGGAGCTTGATTAATTGCTGTCTTTTGTTGTGCCTTTTGCCAAACAGTACCGTCGTAGTAAAAAGAAGATCCCTTATTATTAACTCCGCCCTTTGAATATACAACTTCTCCTTCGTTAGGATCGCTGTCTACCGCTGGTATGAGAGTTAGCTGAGGGCGGCGTCCAAAATTATCATAAACACCGGTAGTGATTCCGTTTCCAAAAATTCCAGGATTCTGTGGATATATTAGTGTTATGCTAGAAGTAGTGCTAGATATAGCATTATATAGACCGCTATAGTTCGCATTGCTATTCCCTTCAACAGTATATCCTACATTTATAGGTGGTGCTGCGATTAATTCATCAAAAGTAAATGTAACTTGATAAGGTGTAACTAACGTACACGCTGCTGATAAGAATTTTATTCTAGTAGTATTAACTACTATAGTGCTAACTGTATAAATCTTTCCGTTAACTAGTGGGTCTGTGTCTGCTGTAAATAATACACGTTGTCCAGGTAATAGCGGTTCGCCATCTACATAATATCCCAAACTACCTTCAATAGTCCTAAAAACAGTCTTAGTAGTAGTATCTATGAGATCCACATCTTTTTTAGCTATCCATCCAAACTGATGTAATTTTATATCTGGTAAAAATTCTATGATCGGCCTTTGTGCTCGTGTGGTCTGATCAGGAGAAGCAATTTGATTATTGGCTAGTGCTGAAGTTTCTATAACACTTATGTGAAACCATCTATTGTTCCTAGTCCAAGGATTGCGATCTCTGCTGCCTCTATTAATAACCAGATACTCTTTTGCGGTTGGATAGTTATTTGCATTGTCAAAAGGTACGGTATCAAATGGCTGCAAATCAAATGGCAAATCAGTTGGATCATTAGTTAGGGGAGTTGATTCTAAATCATCAAAACTTATCAACCTTATCGCTGTTCCAACACCTTCAACATACCAAGTACCAGTAGCATATTTTACCGGTGTAATATTTCCAATAAATTTTAATTTCAAACCATTGATAAAAGAGATACCAGAAGTGCTAGTATAGTTTATCTTACCTAATATTTCTTTTTCTACATCTAATTCTGTATCTTGATCTATATCTCGTATATCTATAAATCCCTGAGAATTAGCATCATTATTATCTATATAATAAAGCAAATCGGGTGCTTCGTAAGGCACAGTAAAAGTAATAGTTCCGATGTCTATATTTTGTCTAGAAACACCAGTGTTATAAAGATAACTATTTCCGGTTATTGGCTGTGTCTTTATAGAAAAAGGTTTATTTTTAGCATTAATTTTGAATGTATAGGTATTGCCTCTATACAAAGTCAATCTAGGATTAGCAGTTAGTCCATCAGGAGTAAACAGATAATCTATCCTATCACCTTCATTTATAGTAGTGATAGTAAATGTGCTAGTAGTAGCTATCTGATGTCCGAAAATGGTTATTGGATTTGGACCGCTTGGTAACCAATAATATTCTCTAAAATTAACAAATTTATCTAGATCAATGCTTGGATCCCAAGCATAGGCTTCTTCTGTATTAAGTTTGGCATGGTTAGCTGTATTTGCTCCATAAAATGCCAAACTGTTCATATAATCTAAATAATCAGCAAACCAAGTCGGTTCTCCTGTAGCAGGATCTTGATATACAAATCCTGGCTCTAGCTGATAATACTGACGCATAGTTGTAACATCAGATTGATAGTTGTCGCTGATATTAAAATTAGGTATATCTTTACGACCAACATATCCGTTGACCCTGTTTAATTTTCCAGGTTGTAGGAGAGGATCAAGCACTCCAGATAAGAATTTTTCATTCTGCTCAGTACGGAAAAACCTAGGCAAATGCCTAGAAGACTGCCTTTTGTTTTGATCGTCTATAGTTACTGGTAATGGATATTCGTCATTACTTGCCATTATATATTAATACTCCAGATTATCCGCTTTTTAGGTTCGTTGAATTTACATCAAAGGTAGATGTAGTTAATACATATCCCGTGGATTTAAGATTAGTTGCTGTTATAGAATCTACTATAGTAATGTTGTCAACAGTGGCTCCGCTAACAAATATTTCGTTTGGATCTGATGTAAGTTCCTGCAAACTACCGTAGGATTGATTGCTGGCTAATGGAACTATTACAAACGAAGTTATGTAAGGGGTTAGCTGATTCATTACATATGCGCTTAATTCCGTAAAATAAAAAGTATCTCCAAAATTAAAATTACCTAGCGCAAAAAATTGGTTGATAGTCTGTATTATCTTGGCTTTAGCATTGTTATCTGTTATCACCTGTTCAGTGTTTTTTATCACCAAGAACTGTGCCTGTAATCTAATATCTGCTTTATTTCCAAACAATACTTTGTAGCTAACAGGATGGTATATAACTTCATCGCTGATACTTTTTATAGCATTCAAAGATGCTCCGTAAGTAGTTAGTAGACTAGTACTGGTCGGAGGAAGTGGTTGTATATCTGTGTTGCCTATCAGCCAATTTCTATATTGTACATCATAATCTTTTGTTAATAAGAATACATCAATTATATTAGTTGAACTAGGATCAATCCTTGTCGTAGAATCGGCATTATGTAGATAATGGAAATACAATCCAGTCCTACCAGCAGCAGCAAAATAGCTCTGCGTGACTACTAATCTGCTGCTAGCAGCATCATATTTTTTAATTATATCAGACGAATAAAAATAAAACAGCTGTCCGTCAGTATATTGTCCTAGATTAGAAATATGATTCTGAGAAGCAAAAATTAAAAACATATTATTGTCATTACTGACATATCTAAAATCTTCTGTGTAATTGTCAGTTATATATTTTTCAAAAAATACAAAATTATTATTAGTTAATGAATCGTTAGTTAAGACTGGAGGATTAACGATGATATCAAAAGCATCAGGATTATTTGGTATACCATCATCATTAGAATCAAAAAATGATACCTGCACTACCTTAGTGCTGGAATATCCATTATTTTGCGTAACATTTCCCACGATCTGCCAAGGATAATCAGTAGAAAGTGGTGAATTAGAATCAGGTTTAGTATTGATTTTTAATACTGATATCTTGTCTTTCTGTATAGATCCAGACACGGTATCGTATATCTTCCTTGTGTTATCAAAATAGAAACGATTTTCTAACACAGATTCAAAGAAATAATTTAATCCCCTATAAGATACTGTATAATTAGAACCATCTGTTTCAAAAGAAATCAACCAACTGCTGTCTAGTTTTTGACCCGTATTATCTCCTGCATATCCAGTGCTCCAAGGAGATAGTAAATTCAAATTCCTATCCTGTATTATCTGCCAAGATGCTGTGATAACATCATATCTTAAACCAAAAAATCTATAATTAAAAATCAAATTGTTCATTACACTCTGTGTATCAGCAGTTAGATAATTTAAGAACACAGGTATTATTTGATTCAATATAGCGCCATTTGGAACTGTTTGTCCAAGTGTTATAGTACCTAAACTATTAGCACTAGAATTTACCCTGCCGCTATTGTTTACGCCTGTGCCATTACCTGATACAGAAACAACATTGGCCCATATCCTATCTGTAGTATTAGGACCTGGAGTAGTAGTCAGTGTTCCATTAGTAGTAAAATAACTACCAGCTGGTGGGATAAATTTTATCAAAGCGCCGGGCTGTACATATTTTAGCGCGGTGCCGGTATAGATAACAGCCAGCGGCGATTTATCATTACTGTTTCCTATATAACCATTGCTTTGATTATAACCTGATGTGATCTGATAAAAAATCGCATTTATATCACTTAGAATTATCTTATTATATTTTGAATAATAAAAATCTCTCATAGAAATCTGAGATGTTAAGGGCTGTATGCGATTAAGTATAGTTTCTTGGATATCAGTAGTGCTGTTGAATGTAAATTTAAAAGAATTGAGTATGTCCTGTCGATAGATGATACCGTCAGTACAGAAAATACTAGTGCTGCTGTATGTTCCGCTAGAATCAATGAGATCGAAATTCCTGCTTATTCCGCTAGAAGTACGGTTGATTGATTTAATTTTAGCGATATTTTGGCTAACATTTAATGGAGCTAGATTATAATCTTCTCCTGTTATCATCCTGTTTTGTGTATAATAAACAGATGGAGCATTTTGTTTTATCTGTGTATTTGTTTCTGTGGATGCAGCATTAGTTACGGATGTTTCTAAAGCCAATATTAATTTGAGAGTTTCTAGTGTGTTTGATTTGGAAACATAGGGTACATTTACTATAACTGTAGATAGATCTGCAGGATGGATAGTGTAAGTTAATCCATTGCTGGTCCTGTAATAGATCCTAAAAGTGCCCTTTGGCAAATTACCAAAAACACCGTCAGCAAAATTTAAACTAATGCTATCATTAGCAGTGGTCTGCACAAAATAGATATTTTTTACAGTCTTATCAATGCTGTTGTAGATCACATTGTTTCCGTTAATCGTAGGAACTTGTGTCCATATATTAGCTTTAGATTCTAAATTATTCTTGTCTAATTGATACAACCAAACGTCGGTGTTATTAATGTTAGTTGCTGCTACATTGATTATCTGATTGCTAACAGGATTGTTTATAGTGAAAGAATTCTGTGCTAATGTTCCCTGCTTAAAGTGAAGATAAAATCCAGTATTAACACTACCATAACCCTGTCCGTCATCTGTGTAGATCAGAGAAAGCTGGTTTCCTCTTTGCGGAACATCTTCTCTCACTACATTGGTTTGAGAGTTAGGATCATAAGCTATCACAGTGCTTACCGCTTCAAAATTGTAACCGTTTCCGTTAACTGTTGCGCTAAAAGGAAATACGGGAACATCGGTGATATAGCTGTTTATCTTATATTGTTCAGTATATAATCCGTCTATAGTAGCACTAGATAATGGATTACCAAATGCTACGTTATCTATAAACGCAGAATTCATTATCTTAGTGAATTGATCAAACCAATTAATGTTAGACCCATCATTCCAAGATACCTGCACATTTCCTAATCCTATGCCATTAGAATCGATTATATTTTCTGTTGTGGTTAGACTCTGTATTTTTAAAAATCCGCTAGCAGAAACAGTCCTGCTGGTATTGTAGCTAATCATATTAGCCAATCTCAGTATGCTTTCACGGCGCTCTGCTAGTTCTAAAAAGTTTTCTCTCGCATTGAAATCCAAGCGATAAGCGAGACTCTGTCCAAAAAATGCTATGAGATCTATCAGTGCTAGATATTCGCTAGACTCGATATAGTCATTAAAACTCTCAGGAAAATTCTCCCTAAGATAGGTTATCATCACCCTACGTATATTTTCAAAATCATAGCTGGTAAAATCGGCGTTGGTAAATGTCTGATAGATCTTAGACCAATCTTCAGCTGCAAATAGTGTATTCTGGCGGTTAGTTACTGACATAGAGTACGGATCCCATATTGTTTATTTATTTTAACTATTATCTGCTACTTTAATTAAATCAAACCGTTTTTTTGATCGAACGTAAATTGCATACTCTGTTGGATATTATAGGGAACGTACACTAGTGTAAATTCTAATTGTATACCTTTATCTACTTGTGTAATAACACTTTTTACTACTTTAACCCTAGGATCGCTGTTAATGATACTGTTAACATCGTTGGTTATTATCTTTTTCAATTGATCAGTTAAGGGTTCAAATAACATATCCCATATAATAGTTCCGTAGGTAGGATTCTCTAATTTTTCACCTTTCTTTATATGGAAGGCGTTAATTAGATCCTGTTTGATCAATTCTAGATCATACAACGAACCATTTTTGGCTATAGGGCTAACAGTACTAAATCCTTTATAGGACTTAGGTTGATAATTTTTGTAATAAGGATCTGCATTTGCATTTCCTACAACTAGATTGTTATAACCTTGTACCGCCATCGCCTACCCCTTTATACTACTTATGCTGTTAAAATCTCTGATCCATCAGGATTTCCTCCTGCCATCTGTGTAGCAGGCAATCCCCCGGTCGATTCCGGTGGAGCGGAAGGTTTATCTAGTACTTGTGGTTTTGAATATGCTGCATCTGGGCTGACCTGATTTCCTGAAGAATCAACTGGAGTTCCTGTAGCATCGACGGCAATGTATTTGCCATTATACCAAGCCCAACGTGTGCTATTTGGTACGCCTGGTGGATCTGATGGCATCTGTGCGTTCTGTGTGCTGGCCGGCCAGTTGCTTGATGAATTTCCTGGAGGCGGAGCGCTTGCTGCCGGTCCTGGCTGTATAGTTGATCCCGGACCAGATGATAGATCTGGGCTGTAGCTTTTGGCTCCTAGTTTAGGAGCTATAAACTGTTTCTCATACCAACGCAACCATGTACCTGCTTTTTTGACCGTGCAGTCATTATTCTGCGTGGGATCTTGCCAACCTTTGTTCTGCTTGCATCTCGTATCTGCGAAAGGATAGATAGTTTTTTTAGTAATGAGCTTGCTAGAATCTGTTCCCGCAGCCAATGCTAACCATATGTAAACAGCTCTATCTTCTTTTGGAAAGATACCAGCACCGCCGGGTAATATAAGATCAAAATACTTTTCTATCCAAAACATCTGCCTATGTCTAGTCAACTTCCTCATACCTTCAGGAGATATTAGATCTTCTGCAGCTTCTTTTGGACTACGTGCAGCGAGCTCATCAAAGTTGGTTTTTCCTGTTTTCGGATTAGTTTGCTTACAGATCTGTACCAAACCAACGCAGCCATCACCGTTTGATTTTGATGGATCTAGGCTAGCAGTTCCTGTTTCTGCAGCAAATATAGACAGCAGTTCAGCTACAGTTATACCTAGCTTACCTGATAGTTTTGCTACATCTCCCATAAATTCCTGATCTTGTACCCAATCACTAGGTGTGTTCCTATCACTGATTTGGCTTTCTTGACTAACAACATTGCTGCTAGGATCGCCTTTGGGAGACGGGTGATGTGGATAGGGATTTCGTCTTGCACCCGAAACATTCGGGCTGGGCTTGCGTGTTCCGTTTGGTATATTTTCTAGATCATCATTGTTAGATATCTGTCGACGTTCTTCTCCTTTAGCATACGGCTGATCAGAGTTGTGTCTATCTGTTAGATCCTGTGTATGTCCCGGAGGATTAAAATTTTCAAATCCTTTGAAAGATCCGTGATCCAATGGTACTCTGCTAGTGATAGCCCTACCATAATTAGTGTGTATCGCGTGGGTGATTGGATCGGCTGTGATCTTAGCTGGGTGTGGTTTACGTCCCATAGCTTCATTTGCCTGCCTAGCTGCTCCAGCAGATATAGGAGAAGTAGCAGCAGCATCTAAACTGGCATTATATGGATCAGTAGCTACTGTAGTCGAACCTTTTTTCCTGCCCGGACCACTGTTGAGCAAGACATTTGGTCCGCCTTGTATGTTTATAGTACCCCCGCCAGTAACAGCAAGTGGTCCATCTGATGTCATAGCCATGTCGCTTCCTGAAGTACTGAAAGGCCCATCTGATCTTTGATCTATCGTGCCATCGGATTTCAATATGAAAGCCGAATAAGTCTTGAGCTGCTGTGTAGCAGATGTTTGATTTATAGTACCGGCTGCTAAAATATCTATATCAATACTAGCACTTGCTGCGATGCTTTCTGCCCTAATCTCAGTATTACCGCTGCTAGTTAAATGTATATGACCATGCGCCATAACATCTATATTCCTAGAATCTAATCTTATATCACCTGATGTCATATTAGCTGTACCATCTGACATTAGGGTGATATCACCACCTTCGGCATTTACTGCGATGTGAGTACTAGCACTCATAGCTATATTAGAATCACTTTTGATATGCATCTCTGATTTAGAATGTGCATTGATATCATGATCTGCATAGAGATTGATAGCACGGCCTGCGTGTATGTTTACGTCTCTATCAGATGTGATATTATAATCTGCTTCAGTATGTACACTAACACAATCTGCTGTATAGATATCTATCTTGCCATTGCTGGTCATTTCGATCCAGGCAGTACCTTTAGAATTATGTATGTGTATGAAATCTTCTGCACAGTGCATTATAAATTGTGCACCATTAGCGGCGGTTATCCTTATCTGTTGATCTTTTGGTACCGATACATCGCCGCCAGTTTCGCCGTTTTGTAGATTAACATATTCTGCAGGTCCTTCGCCGGCTTTGCTCTTTCTGAGATTTGATTCATCGCCATCATCCATGATAAATGAATGCCCTGGGCGGCGAGATGTATGTTTAGTTACTTGTGTGTCTCTAGGTCCTACTGATCTCGTAGGAGCTCCTGGCGTCTTGTCTAATGGTCCGGGAGTACTCCAACCGTGTACATTGCTTGGACTTTCTCTCCTAGCACTGCTAGTATGAGTGCCTCTATAGGGATCATCTATAAGTCCTTGTTCTGCTAATTGGCTAACCCTAGCACTATTTACAGGTTTTTCCATTTTATTTGTGTCAGGTTGTACACCTTTGGCTGCCGGACGATTTATCTCACTTACTGGAAGCTGTGAACCCTGATCAGTGAGGCTACTAGTATCTGTCGTTTTAGACCAATCTCCGGTATCAGGATTATAAGATTTGTATTGCTTCTTTGTATTTTTAGTTGAAGCTATTCCTGGTACACTTTGATTCATATGTTGATCTTGTATGCTGCTAAAGTAATATCCTTGTCCCGGATCTCCTCCAACAAAAACACATAATACCATAGATCCTGTATTAGGAGGAGGTGACCAAAATCCGTGACTCTGTTGCGATGAGTGATGATCATCAGCATTCGTTGCATCATGTTCTACATCCGTAGAACCAAAACTAGGGCTAGCATATCTAACAGTAAATACCTGTTGATCTGCGCCTCTTTGATTACCAATATTTCCTAATAATTCTACCTGTACCGCACCTTGCCTATGGGGATCAACATTGCTAACGATCTTACCAATATGCGGACCCGGGTCTATCCTTAATGAAGAGAGATCGTGTTCAGATGTTCTTGCCATTTTTTATATCACCTTTAATTAATCACCGAAAGTAGATCCTATATCTCCAACAGCTGAAGTGATATCTTCAACTGCTCCGCCTATTTCCGAACCGATATTGCCTGCAACGCCACTTAGTATGCCCCCTAGATTAGGCACAGATAATCCAGAACCAAATACATTACCACCTTTACCAAATATATTCAATGCTGTGCTTAATAGATCCGTAGCACCTGCAGATAAGAAGCCACCGCCTTGACCCGATGCTATTCCAAATCCAGATCCTTGTCCACTGGTAGTAAGCTGTGCCCTTAACCTCATCGATTTGACGAAAGTAATAGTAAATTTTCCTTTTGAAAACGTTGCTATATAATTGTCTATTTCATATAGTCCACTAATTGTATCTAGGGTGGTGGCGAATCTATATTTTCCTGTTGCCGGATCAAGATCAATAGGAGTCCTAAAATTAGTTAAAACAAATATTTTTCCGCTAAAGGCATTAATTGTTCCGTCGCTATTTTCGTGATATGATGCAGGAGATATTTGTTTATTTCCGGAAGAGTCATTTGCTAACCAAAATGGATCACCTCTAATAGTCATATCTAGAAGATATGCCTTAGGTCCTTCTCCATTAACTATTTGATCCATTATTCTATTGTTAACTACATTAGCAGTGCTCGATCCACTACCAGGACTACCCGAAATTAATAGCTCTTTTGCTCCTGTAAGAGCTACCTGTGGAGATAATTCACCTGTTCCAAGACTAATAGCATTTGCTAATTTAGCTCCCTTTTGCAGAATATCAGCATCGCCTCGCAAGCTAGAGCTAGAAGTTCCTGTATTAGTTCCTAAATCTGCAGGTTTAAGATCTGTAGCAACATTATCATAAACAATGCTCCAATTTATAATTTCTGTATTCTTTCCGGTATATATGTAATCATATACTTTTGGTATATTATATTTAATTTGATCGTATCCCGGTGGTTGTGTTCCGGGCGGTACAAATTGATCTATGGTCACTTTATAAGGCATAATTTCATAAATCCACTTCATATTATTCCTATTTAACTGTGGATTAAATTCGCCTATTTCGTTCCTAGTTTTAATTATAAACCAATTTATCATGCCCATTGAATCTGTTATAAAGTTGCCACCAGAAATTTGATCAGTAATATAATAACTTGATAAAATAACTTCTTTTATAGCAGATAATATAGGAGTTGCTTTAGGAATAGTCATAACTCTATCTTCTTTTACATTATAATTTTCTTTATAAACTTTATTTGCTTTATCATAAACTTTATTAAGATCAGGTTGCGGCTGACTGCCAGCAGCATTATTATCTCTAAATAATTTAGATTTTGATATTTGTTCAGATACACCTGGTAAACTAGGATTATCTATAATTTTAATTTCTATATTATCAGTTGTTGCTAATGTTCCATCAGTTTTTAGTTGCTGATATGCCCTATTTAGAGCATACTTTAAACTTCCTTTTAAATTTTTAGCTAAGAAATCTTCAACTGTTATTCCTTGTAATTGATGATCAAACTTAGTTTGAGAATGTGTATCTTGACTATTAAGATTACTATAAAAATCGGCACTGACTTGATAAGTTGATCCTGATGAGCTTATATTCATCACGATATTATTAATTTTTAATGTCATATACCTAGTTAATGATTGATCGATCACAGGAACATCGTCATCGCGGTATCCTGCAAATTCTATTGCAAGCAAAATAACTGCCTGCATTGGTTGTTCATATCCTGCAAGATATCCTCCCTTAGCAAGTGCTTCTGCAAACAATCCAACACTATATGGTTCTGTTACATTAAAATTAACCGCTCCTTGGTTAACTAATGTGCCAGTTTCTTTTTTAGGAGAAACATAAAGATTTAAAACTAGATCATCTATATGATAATCAAATTGACCAAATTCTGTTGTTACTCTATCAGCATTTTCCCAATCGCCTTGATTTCGGACTAAGATAAATGGTAATTGCCCTGGAGAAGGATAGTCACCGTTATTATACATACCTTTAGGTAATATCGATAAAGTGAATAGATAATTATAGGTTTTGTATGCATTTAATGGATTATCCTGTCCCTGTGGCTGATTATTTAAAATACCAGCTATCTCTGGACTATTCTTATAAACTGTATAATCCTTAGAATTATTTCCGGTAGAATCAATAGCTTGTGGATTTCCAGAACTACCATCACTTGTTAAGGGAGCACCAGTTATACTAACCATAGGTTAACTTACTCCTAATGCCGATAATAATGCAGACTTCTTAGGTAACTTGATAGTAGTTCCTGCCCTAAAATCAAATATAGGATCAAATATAACATCCTTGTTTCTCTGCATAAAAACCCACCATAGTTTTGGATTTCCATAGATATCAAATGCTAATAGATCTGGTCTATAGTTGTATTGAGGTAATATAGTATATTCAAAATCATCATCTCTTGCAGGTATGGTCCTAGGAGCCCATAAATCTAGAGAATTATTTAATATAGGAGTCTTATACCAAGGACTAGAAGGTGAATATTTTGCTGTCATAACCAACCGTTCCCGTCATATCCAGTTATTAGATCGCCATTAGCAAAGCTAGATAGATTAAATGTTTTAATCTTGTCTCTACTGTAAACAGGAGACACTACAACTGTTATTTCTGCCCTAGAAGGCACATAACTTATGCCCATAGGTCCTCTTACTGAAATATAATCAACATCTTTTTGGAAATAGATATTAAACTGCTTTATTACACAACTTACATTATTAAAAACAAAATCTCCGTACCCGTTAAGCGTGCAGATAGGTGGTGGGTTTCCTAGATCTGCTCCTGTTCCTGAATACATTTTCGTAGCAGTGCGAAGGAAATGCATCACTGCTAGCCAGTAGACACCTTCTTTTTGATCTTGGACTGTAAAACTTCCAGTGATAGTTATATCTTCAACTTGTGAATTCCTGTAGGCATAAAAGGGATAATTACTGTGTAATACAGGAATCTGATCATAATGTGCGCTGCTGCTAAAGGATATAGTTGGTAAATATGGAAATATCATTCCATTTGTTTCTGCTAGAGGTGCTAGAGCATCGCTATCTAAAATTATTGGACTAAAAATGCTAACACGCCAATCCATTTGGTTAGGCGGAGTAAAGAATCTAGTAGCAACACTACTAGAATTATAATTGTATTCTGCACCTGGAGGTATTCCTTGGCTACGATACGAACTGAGAACAAAATTAGGATCTAAAGTATTGAATCCACCTAATATACTGCCTACAGCACCCAATGCAGCACCAGTTAATGCACCAGCAGCTACATTTGCTAATCCATTTAGTCCATCAGTTACTAGATCACCTAATGAATCAGTCGCGTTACTAACGCTATCACTTAGTCCATCAGTAACAGACGCTAGTGCATCACTAGTTCCACCTAAAAAATCATCTTCTTCCATAGGAAATCCTCCTAGATATTTATTGCAAAAATTAACTGCGTATATTATAATGTAGATTGGAGAATAATAATAATGGCAAAAATAAACTATTTAAACAACAAGGACTTACTCGACGAGATACATAAAAGCAAAAATAGCTATTGCAGTTATACAGATCCGTCATATTGTGATTATGATGCTATATTACCTAGCCTAGATAAGATCAATATCAGGACTATAGCAGATGCTAAACGTACTAGAGCCAAGAAACTTACTGCACAAGAGTTTGAACGAAGGAAGTTAGCCGGAGATAAGAAGAGTAAATTAGGAGATTGTGAGATAGATTATCGAAAGATAGAGAAATCAGATCTCGTATTCCGTATTATGACCTATGATCACATACCTTTAGCTCCAGGAAGAAAGAAAAAAACCAAAACAGTAGCAGATAGCCACGATAAAGTAAACTTTCCACCGTTCCAACATTGGAAATATGATGAAAACAATAACCTAATGTGTGTTGGAAAGAGCCATTGGATCGGCGGCATGGAAAATGGTTACTTTAAGAAAGATCAAGGACAGTTTACTAACAAGCTAGCAAAGATGTTTATGAAACTCTGTGAACGCTATGCTACGAGAGGAAATGTCCGCGGATATACCTATAATGACGAAATGCGTGGACAGGCTATCTTACAGTTAACACAGATAGGCTTGCAATTTGACGAATCAAAGAGCCAAAACCCTTTCGCATACTATACAGCAGCAGTTACAAACAGCTTTACTAGGGTTATCAACATAGAGAAGCGCAATCAAAACATACGAGACGATATCTTAGAAATGAATAACTTCAATCCAAGCTATACTAGACAGGGAAACCACGAATGGCAGCTTGCTAAAGATAGAAATAGTGGTGGAACTTCCGATTGACAAGAACATTTTTTAGTGTTAAGTTATAATCACAAGGAGTTACTATGGAGTTTTTTAAGAAAGCTGCCGTGTTTACTGATATCCATCTCGGATTAAAGTCAAATTCTAAAGCACATAACGACGATTGTGTAGAATTTGTTGATTGGTTTATTGCTACTGCTAAAGCTAACGGGTGTGAAACTGCGATATTTTGCGGAGATTGGAATCACAATCGAAACAGTATTAATATCACTACGATGAACACAGGGTTAGAGTGTTTAGAAAAACTAGGAAAAGCATTCAATCAAACCGTGTTCTTTCCTGGAAATCACGATCTTTATTACAAAGATCGCAGAGATATGAATTCTGTAGCGTTCGGAAAGCACGTTCCTGGGATCACTATGATCACAGATCCTATCATTATGGATGATGTTGCGTTTATCCCTTGGCTAGTAGGGGACGAATGGCGTAAAATCACTAAAATGAAAAGCCGCTATATGTTTGGACACTTCGAATTGCCGATGTTTATGATGAACGCCATGGTACAAATGCCCGATCACGGCGATGTAAAAGCTGAAGATCTAGCAAATAACGAGTATGTTTTTACTGGACACTTCCATAAACGCCAAAACAAAGGCAATATCCATTATATCGGTAATGCTTTCCCCCATAACTTTGCGGATGCTTGGGATAGCGAACGAGGAATGATGATACTCGAATGGGGATCAGAACCGCAATACATAGATTGGCCAAATGCTCCTCTGTATAGGACTACAAAGCTGAGTAAGCTGATAGACGACATGGATAAGCTTTGTAAACCAAAGATGCATCTAAGAGTTAGCTTAGATATCGATATTAGCTTTGAAGAAGCTAACTTTATCAAAGAAACTGTTATGAGCAAGTATGCTATAAGAGAGCTAACACTGATTCCAGAGAAGAAAGATCTAGATGGAAACGTTAGTCACTTGGAAATTACCAATTTTGAAAGCGTAGATCAGATCGTTACCAATCAAATCGTCAGTATCGAAAGCGATAATTATGAACCCGCACTGCTTTTGGAGATTTATAACAGCCTATGATTAAGATAAAGAGCTTAACAGTTAAGAATTTTATGAGTGTGGGCAATCAAACCCAAGCTGTAGACTTTGAAAAAGAACAGCTTACCCTAGTGTTAGGTGAAAATCTAGACATGGGTGGCGATGATAGTGGCTCACGTAACGGTACAGGCAAAACTACTATTATTAATGCGCTCAGCTACAGTTTATTTGGTCAAGCACTCACTAATATCAAAAAAGATAACCTAATCAATAACATTAACCAAAAAAATATGTTAGTAACCGTCATCTTTGAGAGAGACGGTGTCGAATATCGTATCGAACGTGGTAGAAAACCCAATGTATTGAAGTTCTATGTCAATAATCAAGAACAGGAAACTGATCTAGACGAAAGCCAAGGCGACAGTCGTAAGACACAAGAGTCTATCAATACGATTATCGGTATGAGCCATATGATGTTCAAGCATATCCTGGCACTAAACACTTATACTGAACCGTTCCTAAGTATGAAGGCCAATGACCAGCGAGAAGTTATTGAACAGCTTTTAGGAATAACAACGCTCAGTGAAAAAGCAGATCTTTTAAAAGAACAGGTTAGGTTAGTCAAAGAACAGATAACACAGGAGAATGCAAACATTGAAGCGACTAAGGCTAGCAACGAACGTATCAATACAACGATCGAATCTCTTAATTTCAAAAAGAAAGCGTGGTACAACAAGCACGAAGAAGAAATTAAAAGTATCGAAACCGCTATTCGCCATCTCCAAGACCTGGATATTGGATCCGAAATTGAGGCTCATGCTGCTCTCAAAACGTGGAGCACAAAGAATGATAATATTAGAGCTATTCATAGGGAGAAGGCTTCCGTTGAAAGCAGCATCTCACAAGCGGATAAGACACTAACTCGCTTCAAAAAACAGTTAGCTGACACAGAATCTCACTCATGCCACGCCTGTGGACAGGCTCTGCACGAAGAGAAACAGAAAGAGATGCTAGCAAAAGCCAGCAAAGATGTAGAAGATAGTGCCAACTATCTCAACGGATTAGAAAATAAGCTAACAGAACTAGTGTCTGCACTGGAAGAAATTGGTGAACTATCCCATAAGCCATCTACTTTTTATGATAAGATAGAAGATGCATACGAGCATAAGAGCAATTTAGATAATCTCGTACATCAGTATTCTACTAAAAAACTAGAAACTGATCCCTATCAGGAACAGATCGAAGAGCTAGAGAACACTGCGATACAAGAAATTGATTGGACTTCTATCAATAAGCTAACGAGATTCCGCGAACATCAAGAGTTCCTTTTGAAACTCTTGACCAACAAGGACAGTTTCATACGCAAGAAGATCATAGATCAGAATCTTAGCTATCTCAACCAGAGATTAACCTATTACTTAGACAAAACAGGACTACCTCATCAGGTCGTTTTCCAAAACGATCTTCAAGTGGAGATTACGCAGCTTGGTCAAGATTTGGATTTTGATAATCTTTCTCGTGGTGAACGCAATAGGCTTATACTTTCATTGAGCTGGAGTTTTAGAGATATGTGGGAAAATCTCTATCAGCCTATCAACTTGCTGTTCATCGATGAATTGATCGATAGCGGCATGGACAGTGCTGGTGTTGAAAATTCACTTGCTATTCTAAAGAAGATGGCTAGAGAAAGCAATAAAAACATCTATCTAATATCTCATAAGGATGAATTGATAGGTAGAGTTAATAACGTGTTGAAAGTTATAAAAGAAAACGGCTATACTTCTTACGCCAATTCTGTAGATGTATACGACTGAAAATGGTTATATAATGAGTAATAAGATTGTATTTGGTCCAGGTGACTTAAACGAACAGCTGATGCTGGAAATAATAAAATATTTCAAAGCTAACGAGCGCTGGGAAACTGGCGACGCTGATCGTCCTGGAATAGATGCACGTAATGCGCTAGGTGTCATAAGGATTCTCGCTCGCAAGAGGCGCATGGAGATCCAACAGCAGCGCAAAGAAAGAAAAAAACGACTAAGAAATGACAGGAGCAGTCAAAAATAAAGAGAACAGTTGGTATTACGAAGGTAATATAGTAGAAGTTCTCCCTGAAGACTGTGTTGGGTTCGTTTATCTAATCACAAATAATACCACAGGCAGGAAATATATAGGCAAGAAGCTTGCAAAGTTTGCAAAGACTACCTATAAGGTAGTAAAATTAAAAAACGGTACTAAGAAAAAAAAGAAAATTCGCAGCAAAGTAGATAGTGATTGGCAAGAGTATTACGGATCAAATGATGTTTTAAACGAAGATGTAGGCAAAATAGGTAAAGATAATTTTACAAGAGAAATTTTAAGATATTGTAAAAGCAAAACTGAATTGTCATATTATGAATCAAAATATCAATTTGATTGTGATGTGTTGTTAGATGAAAGTATATGGTATAACGGATGGATTTCTGTAAAAGTAAGAAGATTCAAACTGTAATAAATATTAGTACGGATCGCGATGCGCCAACATCCATCCGTTCTAACAGTTATGAAGGAACTATCAGCATGCCTATTTACCTCTATGTGAAAACACACAACAAGACTGGGTTAAAATATCTCGGCAAGACTATCTCTAATGATCCGCATTTATATCAAGGTTCAGGAACTGTATGGAAACGTCATATTAAAAAACACGGTTATGATGTAACAACTGAAATTTTACTTGAAACAAATGATCAAAAAGAACTTAAAGAAGTTGGAATATATTATTCAACTTTATGGAATATTGTAGAATCTAAAGATTTTGCTAACATAGTTCCTGAAATGGGAGATGGTGGTGCTATGCTGTGGACCATTGAAAGTAGACAAAAAGTATCAAAAGCACTCAAAGGCAAAAAACATACCGAAGAAACTAAAAAGAAATATGCGCAGGCACAGAAAAAACAAGCACAACATTTAAGTAAAAAAACAAAAGAATATCTATCAATTCCAGAAAATTACGAAAAAAGATGTAAACAATTATCATCAATTTGGGATAATCCAATGCATCGAGAAAATATGTCTAAAAAGATGTCTTCTCTAAAATGGTGCAATGATGGAATTAAAAATTACAGAAAATCTGTTGTTCCAGAAGGAATGACGTTAGGTAAATTAAAAAAATAAACTCGCACATATATTAGGCAAAAAATAGGCTATAGGCTCTGTTTGATCGAGGCGGCTCGATCCCCGTTGAGGGCGCAGTTTCCTGCGTTCAGAAGCTCGGGTGCCACAGACAAAAGCTAACTTCAGGCTTTAAAAGATGACGGCTCTGTGAAAAAGATCCAACCGTCATGGTAAGTATTTTCGCTAGAATGGGAATAACTGCCAACCGTAACTAATCGCGAAGCTGGTGTAGGGGGTTTAAGGGTTACCGCCTCCGTTCCGAAAGGAAATCACTTTATTCTAGTATGACCGAGCAGCTCAGATAATGCTCTATCATTCCATCGCCCGGAAACGGGCGAATTATGACTTCACAGTCTAGATAATATTAAAGAAGAAAGAAAAAGTAATTGCTTGAGTTTACGAAAGCAATTACTGATGAGCTTTAGCTCATCACTTAACAATGATTAAAAGAAAGGAAGTCCTGAAGTTTTAGTTGTTTCGAGATTTTCTTTTATAAGTTCCCCGATAGCTTCTCTATCTTCATTACCTAGTTGCCATGCTTCATCATAGGTTATACCACCTCGCATATACCAACAGATCTGTACTATATCTTTCCTAAGAGATTTTGATTCTCGTTCGAGCATGTCAACTTCACTGAGTATCTCCTCCATGCTCATATTAAGGAGTCTCATACGAAAAAATTTGATTGGTCAAACGTTATCGGAATTTCGTAGGACGCAGGAACACCTCTGTCGATATCTTCCTGAGGAGACTGAACTACTAATGGTTTGATACTGCTCTTGCGACGCATATCATTGACGTGATCCATTACTTTATTAAAATAACTCTTATCGGTGTTGTTAAAGAATTCCATTATCTGTTTCTTGTCAGTAACCTTAGCATCCGGAGTATCGATACTGATGACACTAGATATAAACAGATCTAGCGTAAAGTCTGTTAACTTTTTAAAAGCTAGATTAAAATGCACGAGTTTTTCATCATCGGGCATATTTTGGTCGTCTACTATCTTGAATATCCTCTGTTCTTGGAAAGTTTTCTGAGCATTAACAGTAAACTGCCTGTAGGTCATGGGGCGTATCTCTACAGTTATCTCATCATTTATGATCACGTACGGCTCGTATTCAAATACGATTAGCTGATCTAACAGTTCTCTGAGATTAACTTCATAGTCTCTCTCTTCTACGATAACAGGAACCTTAGTGGTTAATGTCATCCTCTCACCGTAGCTAGCCATCCTTATGGCTATCATGATAGCATCTAGGTCTATCTGCGGTACTGCCCAAGGATCTAGGATATTTGGTATACAGCTACGTATCACTTCAACAGTCGCATCACCATTGAGCAATGCATCTGGTGTTTTCATCATCATTTCGTCTTTTGCAGTGAGGGGAAACACAGGAACTTCTCCTGTGGAAGGCATATCTATTGTGCCTTTGGGATAGTAAGCGCCTTTGCTGGGCAAAGACAGATATATCTTAGGTTGCCTAAAATATTTCCTCAAAGGGTTATTAAGATCTTGAGCCACGGGTTTTCCTCCAATAAATAAGTTATATAATACTCTAGATATTTATATGAGTATATAACTGGTGAAAAATAATGGTTGAAATCCGTGGTGGTGGTACTCTCGATGGCGCACAATTAATTGATGCTGCTAGTGATTCTACTCTAAGAGAGCTTATCACTACGATACAGATGCAGGGCCAACAAGCAAAAGCTGCACAAGTTGATCAAACGGCTAAGCAGGTCAAAGCTGCGGATATCGATGCACTGACCGAATCAACTAAAAAATCAACCAAACAATTTGATGATACTAAAGAATCTACTAAATCATTTAAAGAAAAACTAGATGAGGTTGCTAAATCTCTAGGGTCCGCATCTGCTACTCTGGCTAGCAAAGGCATCACTAGTCTATTTGATTTCTTTAGTACAGGAATGGATTCATTTCGACAACTAAGCACGATAGGCACTGGATTCAATGGTAATCTAACTGAACTGAGTTCAGTTGCTCTTAATGCTGGACGTAGCGTAAGCGATTTCAGCAAGATAGTAATGGAAAACTCTACTACTTTAACTGCGTTAGGAGGTAGTGCCGAAGGCGGCGCTAGGAAATTAGCAGAAATTAGCGGACTTTTAACACAAGGACAGTTGTTGCAGAGAATGTCTGCTATGGGTATGACTATGAAAGATATAGATCAAGCTACCCAGGCTTACATGGAATCTCAGATGAGATTAGGAACCTTAACTAGACAAAATGCTTCTGCTATCGCTGAGCATACTGCACAATTTTCTGAAGGATTAGATGGTGTTAGTCGTGCATTGGGATTGAACAGAAGTGCGTTAGAAAAAGCTTCTGTTGATGTTGCAAAAGATCCTGTTATGAACCAGTTTGTACAAAATATTAGAGAAGCAGGCGGAAATGCTGAGAAAGCTTTTCAAAATCTAACAACTTTGACAGCAGCAGGCGGAGATAAACTTGCAAATGCGTTCGTACACGTTAGTAATGGTCTAGTAGGTAATGATACCCTTGCCCAGGCATTATCAGGTATCAACGGGTCAGTTAGGCAGACTATAGCTAATATATCAAAAGGAAATACAGATTTTGCTTCCAATGCACAATATCTTAAAGAAGCTGCTCAATCACAACTACGTGGATTAACAGAATCACAAATTGAAATAAATCCTAGACTATTAGAACTTAAAAAATTCGTTATAATGATGGAACAATATGGTAATGTATCACAATCTGCATTAGAAAGAGCAAAAGATGGATTGTTAGCTAGTTATGATAGTTTTGGAGGAAGATTAGCATCTTTAAGTACTACAATGGGCACTGCTTTAAATCGTTTAATGGGTGCAATAATCGATACTGATCTCTTTAAAAGTGTCGAAGCTGGATTGAATAGTTTAGCCAAATACTTAACCTCTGGTGAAAGTACACAAGCATTGAGGCAATTTGCTAATGGTTTAATGGAAGCATTTCAAAAAGTTTATTCAGCTATGAAAGAAGGATGGACTAATGGCACAATTTGGACTGCAATAACGGCAGGACTAAATTCTCTTTGGAATGATGTTGGCGGTGTATTAGAAAGAGAATTTACTAATATGTTCAATAGGTTTTTTGGAGGAAAGCCGGCAGCACCTATTAATGCAGAGCAGCAAAGTAATGATGCGGCTCGAACAGTTGAAACACGGGGACAAGAACAGAGGCAATCTTGGGATAAGATATTCACTGATGCTATAGAATCTATAAGACAAAAAGGTTTAGAATTTTTTCATTCGTTACCCACTGCACTTACTGAAGGAGTAAACACTGCTAGAGAATCTCTAAGTAGTGTTTTTGGGATGGTCAGTGAATTCGTATCAACCTTGCCGGAACGTGTGTCGTTTGCTAAAAAAGAACTGCAAAATATCATAGACAGCATTAGTTTAGATAGCATAGGACAAAAGATATCTAATTTTGCTAAAGAACTGCAAAATATCATAGACAGCATTAGTTTAGATAGCATAGGACAAAAGATATCTAATTTTGCTAAAGATATAAATTCTAGTATACAAACTATAGACCTAACTAAATTTAACGATTTTATGACGAATATCCGAGGATTAAGCCTATCATCCTTGACTGGAGAGATGGAAAGAGTACCAGGGATAGTGGCTAGGGTAAAGGAAAGTCTAACTGGATTTTCTGATGTTGTTAGGATAGAAATAGACAAATTAAATGAAATTTTCAAACCCGGCGCATCAGGCCCTGAAGCGATACAAAATATCAGCAGGGCACTAATGCAATTTGAAGGACCGTTGAGAACTTTAATTAACAACATAAGCGGATTGAACGGAGAAACTGCACAAACATTAACTTCTTCTTCTATCAGTAACGTATTGACTAGCATAACTGGTTTCATAGAAAAAACAACTCAGGGTATAAAAACTTTAGAAAATATTAACCCAGAACAGATGCAGAGAAACATGGGTGCTATACGTTCTATAGGCGTAGAAATGAGGCAGTTTTTTGATAATTTTGGCGTTGGAACAGCTTGGAGCACTTTTATCGGAAATGTGTCAGGCGCTTTTGATACTGTATCTGAAAACATAAAAAAATTACAAAATATCAATGTAGATGCAGTAAATGGTATCGTGACTTCGATGAATCAGCTCAAAGGTATAGGAGCTAGTTTAGGTGCAGATATACAGGGAGTTACTACATTTACAGAAAGTGTTAGTGTATTGAGGCGAGAGCTAGAAGCAGGTGCTTCTGCTGCTGAACGCATCAAAGCAGCAGCGGGAAGCTTACCTGCTGGTACTGGTGGCATAGCTGGAGCTAATAATTATAATCAAATAGATCCCAATCAAATATATCAAACAATGAGAGATATTAATGGTTCACTAGGTAGTTTAAACAATTATCTAAACACCATAGCAGCTAATTCTGCCGCACCGAGGGCTCCTGCTGTAACTCGTTGACAACAATAAATTCTCAACTTCGTAACAGATGCGATAAGTAATAAGATACGATGGAGAAATCGAGTGTCCTGGAAGAAATATTTTAGCCCTGTTAATAGAGATGGAAGGCTCAGCCCCCTTGGTAGTGATCCAGGTGGAAGCCAAGCATCAAAGACCAATTACAGCAGCTATCTCCCTGATGTTTATGTTGGTAATCCTAATCGTATCGAACGCTATCTACAGTATGATACTATGGATACAGACAGCGAAGTTAACGCTGCATTGGATATCATAGCAGAATTCAGCACACAGAAAAACAGAGAAAACAATACACCTTTTTTTGTTAGCCTAAGAGACAAAGCTACTAGCGTAGAACTTAAACTGATTAAAGAATATCTACAAAAATGGTGCAAGCTACAGCAGCTAGAGACACGAATTTTCCGTATTTTTCGCAATGTTTGCAAATACGGTGACGTTTTCTTCATACGAGATCCAGAAACTAAAAAATGGTTTTATGTTGATCCTGGAAAGATAACCAAAATCATAGTTAACGAAAGTGACGGAAAGAAACCCGAACAGTACGTTATACGTGATCTAAATCCAAATTTCCATAATCTAGTAGTAACTCAGATAAGTCCTAGTAATGCCACTAATCAACCAACTGGTACTGCTTATGCTAGTGGCGGAGCTGGTCCTCGCGGTATGACAGGTGCCTTCCCACAGCAGGCCGGAACTAGATTCAGCATTGGCCAGAACGAGATGGCTATACCTGCTAAACACATGGTACACATCAGTTTAAGCGAAGGTTTAGACAATAATTTTCCTTTTGGTAATAGCTTGCTTGAAAGTGTTTTCAAAGTCTACAAACAAAAAGAATTGCTCGAAGATGCTATCCTAATTTATCGTATACAGCGTGCGCCTGAGCGCAGGATATTCTATATCGATGTGGGAAATATGCCAAGCCATATGGCCATGCAGTTCGTAGAACGTGTGAAAAACGAGATACATCAGCGCCGCATACCTAGTTCAGTGGGTGGTGGTACTAGCGTCGTTGACTCTAGTTACAATCCTCTATCGATCAACGAAGATTACTTCTTTCCTCAAACAGCAGAAGGTCGTGGATCTAAGGTAGAAACACTTCCGGGCGGTACAAATCTCGGTGAAATCGACGATTTGCGTTATTTTACTAATAAACTGTTCCGTGCGTTGCGCATTCCTAGCAGCTACTTACCAACCGGATCAGACGACAGTGCAAACACGTTTAATGACGGAAGAGTTGGAACTGCTTACATACAAGAGCTAAGATTTAACAAGTACTGCGAGCGCCTACAATCGCTAATGGAAGGCGAAATCGACAAAGAATTTAAAGTTTATCTATATGAAAACGGAATCACTATAGATGACAGTCTTTTTAGTTTGAGATTTAATCCTCCGCAAAATTTTGCTGCTTACAGGCTTAGCGAGCTAGATGCGCAGCGTGTTCCAACGTTCCAGGCACTGGAGCAAATCCCCTATCTCAGCAAGAGATTTACCATGAAACGCTTCTTAGGACTCAGCCCAGAAGAGATAATGGAAAACGAAGCCATGTGGAAGCAAGAACATAAAGAAGTTTCTGCAGAACCAGTGCCTGCGAGCGCAGAACTACGTAGCGCAGGAATAACTCCGACAGGAATCCAGGACGCAATGAATCCTCAACCTGAAGGAAATCCTGAAGCAGAACAGGCAGCACCCGGTGGTGCAGCAGCGCCTATGGCAGGACAAGCAGCACCTAGTGGAGTGATGGCTCCAGGCGCTGCTCCAGGAATGTAAGATAAATAAGATTATGATATTACGTGAATTATTTTACTTTAACAACAATCAGAAAGAAATGAGTCAGGACGATAGATACGATCCAGATCGAGATGATTCTGTGGTTAAAAAAGGAGATACACGCAAGATATCACTAACTCTAAAACAGATCAATCGCTTGAGAAAAGCTAGCGATCTGCACGAATTAGAGACGCAGAAAGACAATGATTTTTTTAGCAAAATGTATGCGGCCCCCCCTCCACAACCCGCAGCGTGATGATAAATAAATTTGTGCAACGAAGTGAAAGCAACAGTTTATGACTGTTGTCATATAATTTTCAAAATCCTTCGTTTTTGGCCTATTTCCACACCATCCTTTTCACATTCATTTAAATAATACGACAGCCTTAGCAACCAAAAAGGAGACACTGATGGCCAGCGTAAACAAGTTTGAACAGCTGCTCGAGTACGTAGTAAACGGCGAGCAATCAAAAGCAGAGGAGCTATTCCACGCACTAGTGGTAGCTAAATCCCGTGAAATTTATGAAAACCTCATCAATGAAGAAATGGAAGAGGAAGAAATGGATGAAGCCATGGAAGAAGAAGACATGGACGAATCTATGGAAGAAGAAGATATGGACGAATCCATGGATGACGACAGCGGCTACGGCGGCGACGAGACCGATGATATGGTCGACGATATGAAAGATCCAGAGGGTGATGAGCCTAGCGACGACGATGAATCAGACCATATGGGCCACGATGAAGGTTCAGAAGATGATCGTCTAAACGATCTAGAAGATGCACTAAACGACCTTAAGGCAGAGTTTGAAATGCTAGTTAAGGGCGAAGAGCACGAAGAAGAAGGTGATCCAAGTCACCACGGTGATGTACACATGAGCGATATCGAACACGATATGCAGGGTGGTGGTCACGACGAAATGGGCGGCGGAATGTTCGAAGAAGAAATCGAAGAGATCGCAATGAGCCCAGCAGAAATGATGCGCGAATATGTTGATAAGATCGGCGAGCCATACAAGAGCGGCAACGGTATATCAAATACTAAAGAAGGCGGACACGTTGGAGCACAAGCTGGTTCAGTAACTGGTACTACTAACACTAAGTCAGTAGTTGCTAAGAAGAACGACATGGGTGGCACAACTGCTAACATCGCACGTGGTGGCGAAGCTGGTAAGGGTGGTACACAGGGTGGCTTGCTAAACCCAACTACTAAGGAAGAGAACTTTGGAAACATCAATGTTCCAGGCGGAAAAGCTGGTAAGACTGGTTTCACACACCGAGTAAGTGACGGACACGGCACTGAGAAAAAGGGCAAGGGTGAGACTGGCGGAACTAACACAAAGAGCCTCTTTAGGTAAGGAACTGATAAGTGAAATATCTTCAAGAACACTTAACATTCGACCAAGCAGGAATGGTCGTTGAGAGCGATGAAAGAGACGGAAAGAATCTCTATATGAAGGGGATCTTTATCCAGGGTGGCGTGCGTAACGCCAACCAACGGGTTTATCCTGTTTCCGAAATTGCTAAGGCTGTCAAAACACTTAATGACCAGATAGCCGGCGGATACAGTGTGCTAGGAGAAGTAGACCATCCACAAGATCTAAAGATTAATCTCGATAGAGTTAGCCACATGATCACAGAAATGTGGATGGAAGGTTCCAATGGAATCGGCAAATTAAAGATTATGCCAACTCCAATGGGTCAGTTAGTGAAAACACTAGTTGAATCAGGTGTAAAGCTAGGTGTCAGCAGCAGAGGTAGTGGCGAAGTTTCAGAAAACGGTACAGGTCAAGTTAGCAATTTCGAGATCATTACTGTTGATGTTGTCGCACAACCTTCAGCTCCTGGCGCCTATCCCACACCGATTTATGAACACCTCATGAATACTAGAGGTGGTAACAAGGCATTTAATTTAGCACAGCAGGTTAGGCAAGATCCCAAGGCACAGAAATTTTTAAAAGAACAACTCGTAAATATCATACGAGGGCTCCAATAAAGTAGGAGATACACATATGTTGGAAGTATTAAAACAGCTATTTGAGAACAATGTGGTTTCCGAGGACATAAAAGCGGAGATCGAAGAGTCTTGGAACAAAAGAATCCAAGAAAATCGCGACCATGTTACTGCAGAGCTTCGTGAAGAATTTGCACGTAAGTTTGAACACGAAAAGTCAATAATGGTAGAATCACTTGACAGGATGCTTTCAGAGCGCCTCTCAACTGAGATATCAGAATTTGTTGAAGATCGTAAGCAACTTATCGAGGCCAAGGCCACTTATGCAAAGAAAATGAAGAAAGATTCGGCTATGATGAAGGAATTTGTATTCCGTAGTCTAGGAAACGAACTTTCAGAATTACACGAAGATCACAAGAGAATGTCAAGTAATTTCGCAAAGCTAGAAGAGTTCGTAGTGACTCAGTTAGCTAGGGAAATCTCAGAATTCCATATAGATAAGAAGGACGTAGTTGAGACCAAAGTTGCTCTAGTAAGAGAAGCTAAGGCACAACTTGATGCAGTGAAATCAAACTTCATCAAGCGTTCAGCTAAGATGGTTGAAGAGACAGTTGTAAAGACTCTAAAGACAGAGATGCATCAACTGAGAGAAGACATTAGCTCTGCAAGAGAAAACGATTTTGGTCGTAGGCTCTTTGAAGCGTTTGCTTCGGAATATACACACAGCTATCTCAACGAAAAGAGTGAAGTTAAGAAGGTAATTGCAGTACTCCATCAGAGAGAGCAAGAGCTTGCTGAAGCTTATTCACATATCAATCAAACATCACAGTTGGTTGAAAGTAAAGAAAACGAGATTGCACGTATGCGTGACTTAACACAGCGCAAAGAGATCATTAGTGAACTCTTATCACCGCTAGGAAGAGATAAAAAGGACGTCATGGCTTCACTATTAGAAAGTGTTGCTACACCAAAGCTACGTTCTGCATATGACAAATACCTACCATCAGTATTAAACGAAGGTACGTCAACAACTAAACAGGCACTTACTGAATCCAAGGCAGTTACAGGCAATAAACAAGTTGAAACTTTAGATGCTGCTACCAGCAACATCATAGACATCCGTAGACTAGCGGGATTAAAATAAGGAGTTATGAAAACAATGTCAACACTATTAGAAAGCCGCTGGCACGAGACTAAAGAGGCACTACTAGAAGGCCTAAATGGTACTCGTAGATCAGTGATGGGGGTTACACTCGAGAATACACGCAAGTATCTCGCAGAAAGCGCCACAGCTGGAGCAACATCAGCAGGTAACGTTGCCACCCTAAACAGGGTGATTCTTCCAGTAATTCGTCGTGTTATGCCGACAGTTATTGCAAACGAACTAGTTGGCGTACAGCCAATGACTGGTCCAGTAGGACAAATCCACACATTACGTGTGCGCTATGCAGACACTAACGCATCAGCTGGTGTTGTAGCAGGCGAAGAAGCACTAAGCCCATTCAAGATTGCTTCTGCTTACTCAGGTAATGCTACCCAGAGTAATCCAAAGGCAAGCTCAACAGCTACTCTTGAAGGCGCTGCTGGTAACCGTCTAAGCATCCAGATCTTAAAGCAGATCGTAGAAGCTAAGACACGTAAGCTATCAGCTCGTTGGACTTTTGAATCCGCACAGGATGCTCAAGCACAACAAGGTATCGATATCGAAGCAGAAATCATGGCAGCACTTGCTCAGGAAATCACTGCTGAAATCGACCAGGAAATCCTAACATCACTACGTAACTTAGCTGGTTCACCAACTGAAGTTTACGATCAGGCTGCTGTTTCAGGTACTGCTACATTCGTTGGTGACGAACACGCTGCTCTAGCTGTTCAGATCAATCGTGTTGCTAACCTAATCGCACAGCGCACACGTCGTGGTGCAGGTAACTATGCTGTTGTTACTCCATTCGCTCTAACTATCCTACAGAGCGCAACAACTTCAGCATTTGCTCGTACAACTGAAGGTACTTTTGAAGCACCAACTAATACTAAGTTCGTTGGTACTCTAAACAGTGCGATGCGTGTTTATGTTGACTCATACGCACAGGATAGCACTTCAATCCTAATCGGTTATAAGGGTTCAAGCGAATCAGACGCACCTGCGTTCTACTGCCCATACATTCCTCTAATGTCAAGCGGTGTCGTACTTGATCCAACTACTTTCGAGCCAGTCGTAAGCTTCATGACACGTTATGGTTATGTAGAGCTTTCAAATGCTGCATCATCACTAGGTAATGCTGCTGACTACCTCGGTCTAGTAGGTATCACTAACGGAAACGTAAAGTTCTCCTAATATCTTTAGGAAAACAAATATCAAAAGCGAGTGGAAACACTCGCTTTTTTTATGACTAGCACTTGACATACAGCTATTGTTTGTTAAAATAAAATATGATACCAGAAATTAAAGATCCACAAGATTGGTATACCGTTGAGCTAATGTTAAAGCAGATGTCTCGCAATCTGCCAGAATTTCGCCATGATTATTTTAAACTAGTTAAAAATATTGAAACTAAAATCACTGAATTAGGAAAAATTGATATCGAATTACGTAATAGATATTCGATTACATACAAACAAAAAAGAACAGAAAAATTACGTGAAATAAACGATGCAATACGTATGTTCTCCAAAATGCATCTAATAGCTTCTCTAGCTAAAAGATAAATACATATGCCTCGAATGGTTTATGCGGTAATCCATCCGCGTAGAGCTTAGAACGCTATAAAGGAGAAAAAAAATGGCACGTTCATTAAATAAGAAATATTTTGGTAATAGAAACGTAGGTGCTGACGACACATTAACAACAGGTGAAGTACTTACAGCCGGTGCAGAAATTGGTGGTGAAGGTATTGCTAGTATTAACTGGGCAAGCCTCGGCACATTCCGCACGACTCCAGTAGGTTTGGCACTTCCAGCCCCAACAATAGCAGGCGGTGTACAAGCAGTTTGGAGTGCAATTACATATCGTGTTAACGGTGTTGTAACTTCAGCAGGTAAAACAAACTTAGCAGTAGGTTGGAAAGGAACTAGTTCATTCTTTCCAGGCATGATTGCAGTTGTAACTAGCGTATCCGGTTCTAATGCTGTATTCAGTATCCTATCAAGTGATGGTGGTTCAGCAGGTAGCGATCTTAGTTCTGTTCCAAACAGTGGAAACACGAATACAATTACTTTAACAAAATCAGCAGGCGGTGGTACAGCAGGAACATTTACTGTTGACGTTAATTTACAGATTGTTCCAATGACTATTGTTACTCAAGGATCTGGCTACACTGGTTCAGAAACATTTACTGTTACAGTAGCAGGCGGTATGGATCCCCCAGCTGGAACTATTGTATTAACTACTGATACTGGATCAGTTGGTTCAGTAACTAATCGTGAAAATGCAATCGTTGCTTATGCTTATATTGGTAGTTCTCTAGTTGAAGTTGATATCCAACGCCAAGTATCTTCAAAGCGTTATCGTGTAAACAAGAGCGGTGACACTAGCAGAGAAGGTGCAAGAATTGCTCGAATACGTTATGATGCTGTAGCAGATGGTACTAAAGGGTATACTGCATCGGAAGGTGTTGAATTAAATATCGTTGCTATTGATAGCGATGGCGGAACATATCTAGTTCGCAAGCTAACAAATCATAACGCTGTTGTAGTTCCAATGGCAATCAGTCGTCTAAGCTCAAGTGCAGGCGTACAGTTTCCAGCAACGACAGATGCCTACGGAATCGTGCGCCATAAGAGCGTTCCTTGGACTTTCAACGGAACAACTGCTCCTAAGGTGCTTAACGAACGTCCATTGCTACAATCTGGTGTAAACGTAAAGCTTGAGAACGCTTAAGAAGGACTAAAATGACAGCCAATGTCGTAAGAGTTAACAGCAACTACAAAATCCAATCAATCGAGGGTGGTCAAATCATCCTCGATACTGGACAAAACCCTGACGGTAGTTATGGTACTGTAAATGTTATTGGTAATTTAAGCGTCATCGGTGAAGCTACTGTTATTACCAGTAATGTTGTTAGCATACAAGATGTTATAATCACGTTAAATGTAGGTGAAAACGGTAACGGTGTAACCGGATCTATATCAGAACCTCATCAAAGCGGTCTTGAAATCGCTAGAGGAACTGCTATTACTGGTGTTGCTAAATGGTTATGGGATGATTCTCAAAACTGGACTAACCCACATTCTAATACTATACAAAAAGGTATGTGGGTTAGTAGCACAGCTAGTGGCGGATTGAATGGAATACAAACAAATGCTATCACTACTGGAAGCACAGGAGACAATCTATATCTGTTAAGTTCCGGTACTTCAGTAGTTTCAGTTACTGGAACTAGCAGCTACGAAAATCAAGTTTTAGACTATAATAACGGTTTAGTTTACAAAGATAAAGATATTATTCCAAATATAAAAGCCGTAACAGATAGGATATCATATGATCTGACTAACTTCTCTAGTAATTTTATTAGGAGAAATGATAGTAGCATATCGATATATGATAGCAACATAAGTGAGAAAATTGTTAGTTATAATACAGGTGGAAATTCTGTGTACATTACATTAAACCATTTTCCTACTTCAAATACTTCTTTACAAATTACTACGTCATCATATGTTACTATAATTGGCTCAAATAGTATTAATTTAAATGGCACTTGGCCGGTTATTACTGCGGTAGCAAGCGCATCGTATTTTGTTATACAGATAGCAGTACCTAGCAGCTATTCTGATTTACCTTGGTCCGGAAATATCACTATACAATCTTATAATAGTAATGTACAAATAATATTAGATAGCAGCACTGTTGCTTCATTTTATGGAAATTATATAAACTTATTTGATGTATCTATAGCTAACGATACTATATCTACTGTAACATCTGGGAACGATCTTGTCTTGCAAGGGTTAGGAAGTGGCGCAGTAAAAATAAACGATACGCTCACACTAACTAACCAAAGCGCTCCTAGCTCAACAGCTAATACTACTAAGGTCTATTCGGCCGCCCACGGTGCAGGTAATACAGGATTATTTTTTGTAAATACTTCATATAGCGATGAGTTTATTAGCAAAAAGAAAGCTATCGCTTTCAGCATACTAATGTAAGGTAAAGATAATGGCAATAGCAAATGTTCCAGTAGGAAATACAAACACAACGATTTATAACAGCTCTGGCGATTTTCTGATCGCTACTATGATATTCTGCAATACTACTAATTCAACATCTGCCAATCTAACACTTTATCTTGTTCCTAGCGGAGGTAGCGTAGGAACAGGTAGCATGATAGTGAACACACTAACGATCCCTCCAACAGAAACAGTTTTCTTTGATACAGAGAAATTAGTATTAGCTAGTGGAGATACTATAGTTGCTATAAGTTCTGTAGCAAGCACTATCACTTGCACTATAAGCACGGTGGCTATCTAAATGAGATTCCTTAAAGCCCAAAACTTAAACAAATATAGGAGGACTGATCAAACAGTTTCTTATGATCGTTTTGGACAGATAAATTTAAAAACCACTCTCAGTCTGTTGTTGCCCGTAGGAACAACTGGACAAGAACCTGCTAGTCCAGTAAATGGTGAGATAAGATATAATAATAGCACCAATGAGATTGAAGCATATTCTAATAATGCGTGGAGGGCGTTGAGATATAAAGAACCAACGCAAATAACTATACAGGCACTAGCAACTGGTGACTATGCCACGACTGTATTTGGACCACTGACTCCAACTAGCCAATCTAATTATCCTAATAGCAATGGCATAACGGTATATGGTGTTAACTATGGTGCTAATATAATGGTATATGTAGAAAACGTATTCCAGATTTTTGGAGTCAACTATACTGTCGTACAGAATCCTGTAGGATTTGTTAACGGTTGGTATCTGTCTTTCGTAGAAGCTCCTCCAACAAAACCAATAACGGTCATATACGGTTTCGATAACTGATACGCTATAAATATAGTGTGAGGTAAACATATGAGCCAATTAGCTAGGATTTCGGGTCCGTTATTAACAAACAATCTCTTGCGCAACGGAGTAGATCTAGCGTTTGAAACTAGCCTACTTTATCTAGATGTTGCTGATAATAGGATAGGTGTAAACACCGCTGGTCCTACTAGAGATTTGACTATCGTAGGAACTACGAATATAGCGAACGATCTAATTGCTACTTCAAAGGCAAAAGTCGCTAACATAGCTTTTGGTCCTGATAACAATATCTCTACTATTACCGGCAGTTTATTTTTATCTGCTACTACGATAACTAGCGCAACATTAGCGACCGATAATCTGCTGATTAGCAATAATGAAATACAATCTATAATCAACAATTCCGATATCATAATAACAGATGCGAATGGCTTCAACATATATTCTAACACAGTCAATCACGGTGATATGGAAGTCACCGGAAACATATTGATTGATACTAATCTGCACGTTTTTGGTAACCTAAATCTTGGATCTAATTCACAAGCAACTGATGATATAACATTTAGCGGTGAATTAGGTAATGATCTTTTTCCTACTCGAAACAATTATTACCAATTAGGTTATCATAATGAAAAATGGAAAGACGTTTATCTAGGTACTGCGGCGATCAGTTCAAACATAATTATAGATTCTACAGGTTTGATAAACACCATAACTTCAAATTCTAGCTTGACTCTTTCGGGTATGTCAGGTAATGTTATCGTTGGAAGTTTACAATTTAATAACAATATAATAGCATCAACTGCTACTAATAGCACAATCACAATCACACCAGGATCTGGTGCTAGTGCAGTTATTAGTAGTACTAGTGCTATGCAGATTCCGGTAGGTTCTGAAACTGATAGACCTTCTATGTCTAGTGCAGATATAAGATATTCAACTACTGATGGTAGATATAGGGGCTATGGCACAAGCAATATAACATTTGGTGGAATATTTTCAGACGACAGGTTAACATATGTTACACCTGAATCAACATTAAATGCTAACGACAAAGTCATAAATTTTACAATAAATGGA